TGAACCAGTTGGATTTTCCTGTCACGGACGTTATGGTGCTCTGGGCGACAATGGTCAGATACCTCGCACCAACATCCCCTGCGTTCAATGGCATGAACCATTGGCCCGCCAACATATCGCTACGGCCCGCTACGCCAAGCGAGTCAGCCCATGTTGCGCCCGCCTCCGCCGTCGCCTCATCTTGGTCCCGGTACGTGATCGTCATGGTGTGCGCCGTGGCAGGCTGCGTGACGATGTCGCTGGAGATAAAGTTGCCCGGAGCCGTGGCCGCAGTCTGGTAGCGCGTGGGCTTGTTGGACCCATCTACCGTAGTGCTAGTTGCTGTCGCGTGGTTGTACGTCATGTCCCAGATGCGGTCATAGAACATGATCGACGACGCCACCGTAGCTTGAACGGTGATGGTGGTGAAGTGGAGCGTGTCGCCACCCGCCGCATCCGCTTGCATCAGCCCGCCGCCTGTCGTGCGAGCCGTTACCCGTCCGGTGCCCGATGCTCCGCCATCGCCGCCCGCCAACGGCCAAGCGCCGACGTTCCAATGGTTGAAACTGTTGCCCGCCGTGGTATTGGTGGTGGACACCTTCTGGAATGAGATGTCCTGCCCCTTGCCCCCAGTCGTGGCTTCACTGATGAGGTCCGACAGCGAGGCGAAGCCCGCGTTGAGTTGGCTGCGTTGCTTCCGGCTCCAACGTCGCATGGCGCTCCGGTAGCGGTCCACGGCGAAGTCTGCGGCGCTCCCGAAGTAACCGCCCTTGATCGCGCCGCAAAAGTCTCCGTCGCCGCAGGCATACACTGCGCCGGGAACCCCAACGAGCGGGATTGGAGGGCCATGCCAACCTCGCATGGACTTCGACAGGTACTCCGTTTGCTCTGCCGTGATCCAGCGTTCCAGCTTTCCAGAATGGGTGTTCCGCATATCAGTCTGCCGTGATCTTGGGGGTTACCTTGATGGCGTCACCGTCATTGACGATGGTGTACGGACCATCACTAAAACGCTCTGCCCACACGAGCTTGCCACTCACCCGTTGCTTGACGTAGTAACCATAGATGCTCTGGTTCTGCGATCCTGCCGTCGAGGTGAACGTCTGTTGTGCGTAAACGGATTCCGTGGGCGCACCCGGTGTCGTCGTCCAGCTTGCCGCTGTCAATTCAATGGCCGCGTAACCGGTGAAGTCAGCAGCAGTGACATTGGCCTCAGTCGTCGCCTCAATCGGTGTGTAATCGTTCTTAAACAAACACAGGTCAAGCTCTTGCGGCGCGGTCTTGTTGAGCAGCGCATTAAGGGCGATGACTTCGCCTTGGTTTGGTACGAGCAATGCCATGATGACTCCTTTACATGATTACTATTTTGATCAACCCCATCCACCGGGGAAATATGAGTTGCCTGTAGCCACCGCCCCAGTAGTCGCGTTGCCGCCGCCTCCTCCCCCTCCCCCTCCTGCATAACTTACCGGACCCTTCGGGCCGCGCAACTCTGTGTAGTCTCCCCATTTGCCCGGTGCAATCTCAAAACGCAGCGCGCTATCTTTCCACTCATGCTGCGGCATCGGCCCAATAAGGCCACGCTCGCCGCGAACACCACGCTCCCCGCGTAAACCAATGACCCCATGTTCGCCCTGCTGACCCTGTTGACCTTGGTCACCCTGCGGACCAATAAGACCGGGATCACCCTGTTCGCCCTTTTCGCCTCGGTCGCCCTGCGGACCAATGGGGCCAGCTTCCCCCTTCGGACCAACAGAACCCCGTGCGCCGGTAGCGCCGTCGACACCGTCGCGCCCGTCGGTCCCGTCGGCCCCATTGCGCCCATCGCGCCCATCGCGCCCGCGCTTGGCAATGATCGTTTCAAGCTCACGCTCTCGATCGCTAGACATTTTCTGCAACAGCAAACTTTGCGATAAGTATCTCAGCCAGCTTCGCTACCTGCTCATCTCCCACATCATCTGCGCTACCTGCGTCAGCGGGCGCACTCAACAGCGACACATCGGCGACAGGCAACGCTGGATCAGCAGCGGGCGCGGGCGCGCCACCAGCGGGCGCGAACGGGTCTTTCTGCGCATCGCGCTTCGCGAGCGCAGCGAGCGAGAAATTCTGTTGTTGCAGATAGGGTGTCTCGCCACCTTCAGCAGGCTCAAGATTCTCGGAAAATCTCGCTTCATTGGGCGACAGATACCCGGCACCGATTGCTTTCGCGTTGCGATCGGCACGCGACATCGGGTCCATCCGCAGCAGCCCCTCAAGCTCCAACTCGGTTCCGAGATAGCTTGGCAGCGCAAGCCCCTCGTCAATCAGTATCTCCAACGATTCGATATGCGACTGCAAACATTGCGAGTAATAGTCCTGATTCAGCGCACCGATGTTACTGGTCAGCGGTTGACCAACACCCAGTTTGTAGAGGGGAACTTTGAAACATCGCGCGACATCTTCCACGGTCCATCGCAGTTGTTCGATCAACTGCGCGTCGTTGGCTGGTATTGTCATCGGCTCATATTTCAAACCGTCACCGGTAACCAGCAAGCGACCAATATTTTCTCCTGAGAGATTTTCCTCAAAATGTTTTTTCAACCGCGCAGCATTCTCATCGGTTATCGGGCCGGGAGCGGTCAGTTGCCCTGATGGACGCGACATATTCTCAAAAAACTTGGCTGAGTTGGATTGAATCTTCAGCCCTTGAGTGGCTGAATTACCGCACGCAGAGATGGGCGACACCCCAACCAACGGATGCCACAACGTCATCATGCGATCGTGAATAATTTCGGAAGCTGGAATCGTCACCGGCACCAGAAGTTCTGAAAGGGGGTCACGGTTCAACTGGTAATACACGTCGCCGCTGTCAGCAACCAGAACGGTCACCAAGCGGGGATCGAGAATGTATAGCGCTATAACAACCCCACGTTTATCGCGCTCTTTCAAAATGTAGGTGTTTCCGTGTAACAGTTTGCTGATTATCCAGCTAGACAAGAACTGAATCCTCGTCTGATAACGATTCGGCTTGCGCATCACTGGCGCAAACGGAGATCCAGACCCCTCTTCTTGCCATATCCCGTCAATCGGGTCCAATTGCATCAAACGAATTCGCAGCTTGCTGATGTCGTCAGAGATCAACGAAACGCAAGCAAACACCGCACTGAATGCAAGAAGGTTTTCCTGCGACATCACCTCCACACCCTTTTGCCACGCGCCGGAGAACGATTCTCTGATCACCGACAACCATGATGAATGTCGTGATGGCACAGGGACTAGAGATTTGGTTCTGCCGACCGTCATTCCGAACAGTTCCATTTAACTCTCGCTATCTGCCGACATATCGCGCCTCTTGTACGTCCGACGCGATGGTTGACGCTGCGGCTTGACCCGCGTTGCAAAATGCAGAGCGATCAAATCGTCTGCGTCCTGCTCATTGGTAACCTCAAACTCCTGCCCCGGAAAAATCGTGACACCGTTATAGATGTGTTTTGCGGCAGACTTGAGCCTGATAGGCATTTACTTTTCCTCGAAAACCCACCCGCCTTTCGGCGGATGGGTATTCTCCAGCTACAGCACCGCTGTCTTAGTACGACACGTCTTCGAGCACCGAGACCGCAGCAGAACGACGACGCGCCCAAGTGATGAAGCGCTCGGCCCTCAATCCGACGAGGTTGTTCTGCCACAACGACACCAGCGATTGCGCGCCGTCGCTCGGATTGTCTGCCATCTGCAACGATGCCTCGCGCGAAACGTCGAGCGCGATTCCGCCTTCGTCGGCCAGCAGGATGTCTGACGCGTTCATCAGAACGATGTACGTGTCCGCGCCGGTATCGATCGGCACGTTGTTGCTGGTGATCACCGGGATACCAAAGAAGGTGCCACCGTTCTGCGTGATGCCGGGGAACGCGAACACATCCTGCGTCGTCCGCAGCATCGACAGATAGCGAGCACTGCGCGGATGCATCACAAAGACACCGTTGGTCAGATCGATGTTCGCGGTACTGAAGTCCGCAAACATGGTCGACACATCGGTCGTGATTTGAGCAATCGTGCCGCCAGTAAACGAATGGGCGGTCGCGCCGTTGGTGATCGAAGCGGGAGAATGCACCCCGCTAACGGCCACCGTCGGATCGATGAACTG